AAGACGGGTTTCGGCCACGTCCTGATACCAGTCCTCCATCGCCTCGCGCTGTTCAGCACTTCGCACTTTACGAGGGTCCACAAGGTCGTCCCAGAAGCAACCGTCAAAACGGCCACCAATGAAACCAGAGTCCATACCGTAGGCGCTTAGCGTTGGTTCCTTTTCTGAGATGGCGCCGTTTTCTTCGGGTTGCATAACGATGAACGCTTCATTGGTCCACAGTTCTTTTTCCAAAGGCTTAAAGCGCCCAAAGTCAATGGCTAGGGTTGATTCAGCATCTACCGCTTGACCACGGGCTTTGAGCGTGTCATCGGCCAGCTCAGGAATAGTTCGCTCTAACGAACGCCTAACTCGCATCAGGTTTCGCTTTGCTAGAGACATTGTAGCGGAACCAGTCAGCAAACGAACCGATCGGTTGCGACAGATAATCCAGCACGTCATGTCGTGAAGCAGGGTGGTCTTACCGGAACCAGGTGGCATATTCATTACCACGTATTCCTTCTGGTCCGACTCTAGGAGTTTGACCAGTTCAGTACCGGCTTCTTCCTGCCACGGCGTAGCGATGCGACCAAAGTACCGGCGACGGAAATAGGCAAAATCTTCTAGCGAACGCTGTGCTTCGGCAGATAGTCGGTCATACGGCTTTGGTCCGTCTAACTTGGCCTCTGCCTTTAGTTCTCGGTAGTTAGCCGCCGACGAGTCGATGCCCTCATCCGCACGTAGATTCTGCGCGGCCTTCTCAACACGATATGCTGTGGCCTCAGAGAACTTCGCCTTGCGAGCGCTTTCGGCAATGGAAAAACCCGCTGCGCGTGCTTCAAAGTACTTCTTCCGTTGGACGGGTGTAACGGCCATTAACTATTTAATGCGGTTGTAAGCAGTCCGGTCACTCGGTACGTTGGTGTGTTCCCATAAATCGTAAAGACACCGCCACCGCCATCGCTGTAATCGCTCACAGCAACGACGAGGCAGTAGTCCTCAATGACCGGCATCTTCCACTCTTCTTCATCAAGAAGTTCGGAGTTGATGCTAGTTAGAAATTTGGGAAGATTCGTGTCGAGCCACTCACGGAGTGAACTGGCAATCGAATCCTCGGTAGCCATTAGGCGGCTGGCGTCGTAGGCGCAGGCGTGGCCGCAGGCTCAGTGGCTGGCGCAGCCTGAGCAGCAAGCAACTGCTGGACAACGTGGTTGGCGCCAATCAGGTCTGCCTTGAGCGTGTGTTCCTTGACAAAGTGCAGGGCTTCAATGCCACCGGCAATCAGAGCTGGAACAGTAACGGCAAATGCCTGAACAACTGAGTTCAGTTCAAACCCTGGGTGAAGCAAAGCCAGGATTGACGAGGCCGCAGAAATCACAGCAGTAACGTGAGTGTTAATGGTTTTGGTCATACCGTCATTATACACAAAGACCCCCACCTGTTACGGCAGGGGTCTTTGAGAAGCACGAGTGCTACTGAGTTGTGCGACTTGCACAATTTAATTATATCAAAGTTTTGGGCTGGCTGTGCGCCCACTCGACCCGTGCCTCGATGATTGGCCAGTAGTCCTCGGTCATCTCGCAGCCCACCCAGTCGAAGCCCTCGAGGACACAGGCCACTGCCGTTGAGCCGGAGCCGAGGAACGGATCTAGGACGGTTCCGTTCGGTGGCGTGACCAACTTGACGAGGTATCGCATCAGGGCGATGGGCTTGACGGTGGGGTGGAAGTTCTGCTTGCGACTATCTCTAGGATTTCCTGAGCCTGTGAGCATAGTGTCACCTGCTCCACCCATCTTGTTTGCTTCTGTATAATTCTTTAGCGGAAAATGCTCAATGTCTAGCCCTGCGTTGCGCTCGGACTTGCTTGCCTTAGCGCAGTAGAAGAAGCGAGCGGCGGAACCGTCATCGCCCATAGCCCGATAACCGCCCTCGGTTTCTTGACCGCTTGCGAACGATGTGTTCACTGCCTGTCCTCGCTTGGCTGGGTACGCTCCGCCCTTTGAGTTTGGGAACCCTGCCAGCACCTCGTCGCTTCCGTCGTGGATTACGTTGGCAGGCCAGCGACCTTGTGTGCTTGCTACAAAACCATCACTTTCATAACCTGTTGCAAAGCCGGAAGTTCCTTTTGCGCCACCACCAAAACCGTCTGCCTTGCCCACCCTTGACCCGTCAATGTTCAGCGCACCCGTTCCCCACTCCAGCACGTTCGAGGCCACTGTGCCGGTCAGGGGCTTGCGAGCGACACAGATGGGTTCGTGGGCTGGCTTTAGGGCTGTTCCCCAGCCTTGCCAGCGTTGGGCTTCGGGGGTAGCAGGGGCGGTGATGTTGAACTCGGTTCTATTCGGGTCATTGAAACCACCGTTGTCTATGTCGTCAGCAATAGCCTTAAACTTTGCGCCGGTCTGGGGTTTAGTTGCAGTCACTTCACGCTCTGCTCCAGCCGCCTTGTCTATCGCCTTGCTCACGTCCAGCGACTTCGGGAACCCCGAGCCGTAGAGCCACATAATCTGGTCACGGATCTCGAAGCCTGCGTCCTCGATGGCGACGGTCATGCGGTGGTAGGTGCGAGAGCCGGAGAACGCCAGCAGGTGGCCGCCTGGCTTCAGCACACGGAGACACTCGGCCCACAGGTCTTGGTTGTAGGCAATGCCCGAGGCGTCCCACGACTTGCCCATAAAGCCCAGTTCGTAGGGTGGGTCGGTGACGATTGAGTCCACGCTGTTGTCGGCCAGCGTCTTGAGCGTTTCGAGGCAATTCCCTTTTAGTAGCATGCTACAACTCTAACACAATTCCGCCTAATACATAAAGACCCCCACCTTGCGGCGAGGGTCTTTATGTTTCTCAAGTACCGACAGGAACTTTGTTGTATCGGTCCATACCAACTGGAATTGGCTGTATTGACGCGACAACATCAAATACAACTGGACATACTCATACTACCACACTTGCGGGGGACCTAAAAAATTTCTGAAGCACCGAGGTGCATACGCACAGGGACCCCCTGGCCTAAACCAAGGGGTCCCTATCGCTTACCGCAGTTCGAACTGGATTTTCCGGTAATCCGAGTATAGCAGAGAAAGGGGGTCAGCGCACCGCCGACCGCATACAATTCGGACTAGTACTCGTCGGTCTTTGGCGGGTTGTCGCTGATCGGCTCGCTGGAGAACTTCGCGGCAAGAACAGCGCACCCAGCGCAGTTACACATCTTGTCACAGCCACAGGTGATGCACATTATTTCTTCCTCGCTTTTCCGGCCTTGGACAGAGCAATGGCAACCGCCTGCTTCTGGGGCTTCCCCGCCTTCATCTCGGTCTTAATGTTGGCCGAGACTGTTTTGGCAGAGCTTCCGCGTTTTAAGGGCACGTACAAGTGTATCAGCGGTGATACCAAAAAGTTACGCCGGAAGGACTTGCGCCGCGCCGCGGATGGTGTATCATGGGTGTATCGCCATTGGTAGCGGTCGTGCGTGGAAGTCGCCGCGGAGTGTGAGCCTGGAAACAGATACTCGCCGTAGTTAGCCGGTTAGAGCGGTATTAGGTTGGCGCACGTCTGAACACAGATGAAACGGCAAGAACTACCGACTTGGTTCACAGCCTCTCCTTGCGCCGTGCGGTGGTAGCAGCCTGTCAAGAATTACAAAAAGGTGAGGGAAAGTCGGGCGAGTTGTTTTTAAACGCTTTTAACCCTTGCTAAGAAAATGCGATGAGGACAGACGGTTAGCAAGGACTACAGACCCGTGCGATGACTCCAGTCTATGAAGTCCGGTGACAGTGGTTTTGCTAGTACAAATTAAAGCTGGTTTGACAGACGCCTTTGTCCCGAACCTGGCGGTTCGTGACGTGAGGGTTTTTAAATTAAAAATGTATGCGATCTGTGTAAAACCCCTGGTAAATATGGCGATAATGACAGTTCTCCGTAGAGAGGATAACCAATCGGGCGAACGACCCCCGTCTCGGCACACTACCAGTCAGACACGCGAGTTGGCTCAGTGAGTGATGGTGCGAGAGTAGGGTGGACGAGGGAATGGCTAACACCACAACTACACAACTACATCACCGGATCTTCACGCATGGCAGACACGCGAGACACGATCAACGCGGCATAGCTCGCGCTAGTGACGTAGAATAGATCGTGATAATGCGCCAGGAATTATCTACAATAGAGATACGGCCACCGGATAGCGTTATCTATATTTGTGATGTTGATTATCTGTGTTTAAGATTTGCTTTAGGTAGCTCGCGAGTGTAGTATGTAGTTGATCCGGTAGTGAGACACCGGCAGAACATAGAAAAGGGATAACATGACTACATCAACTGTTTTAAGTGATGCGCGGGAGATTCTCCAAGCGTTCAACATTAATACATTACTCACCGTGATTCAATCGCGAGAGACTTTAATTGTGTTCGCGGGGGGCGGCATGATCGCCACTAGTGGAGCTATCTGGCAATACAAAGACAACGGCGACACAACACAAGTCACCGTGTTCGGCCAGGACATTAGCGCGAATCTGATCGTGGATCTAGCTATTCAATTCAACGAATCTCGCGAGAAGGTAGGCGCATAATGGCTACGCGCACAACGATTAGCGACATAATTGTGATTAATAACTTAAGTGATTTAATCACTTGGCAACTTAGCTCCAAGCGCCGAAACCGCGTTACAGAATTGGAATCAGACACGCTAGGCAAGTGCCACACGTATAACGAGCACGTCACCATTAACGGCACCGTCATTGAATTGATTTACTCTGAGGGATGGGACCGTAAAGAGATCATTATTGAGCGCGTTGCTCGTGAATTGGAATCTGCCATTGATGCCGGCATCATGCCATTGGCGATTACTACCGATAACGCTAGCGACGTGGCAGAGATTATCTACGCTAACCGCGCATTAATCCGCTACTACGGCATTAACGCTAACGAGGACGAAGAATGCCGCGATAAGGCCGCCGCGCTAACGGCACACAATGCAGAATTAATCGCGTATCTCTCAGAGGTAATCGAATCATTAAAGGCCGGTGCCTGATGCCGTTTAACGATATTAAAGACATAGAGACACAAGGCCCTTACACTATCGGCCTAGCCTATGGTAGTGGAGCTACCGTCATCACGGCGCTAATCGATGATGGTAGCGGCCCATGGTATAAGTCACTAACTTTCTATGGGCGCGAGGAAGAAGAGATATCGAACGAATATTGGTACGCGTTATGTATTCTCGCCTATAACGATCAGGTAGCGGACATGGGCGCTAAGGTAGTTGAAGAGGAAGAGGAAGAGGACTAGGTATTAAGGTAGCTAGTAGCGGTTAAAGGCCGCCTAGGTGATTCAAAGACACCGGCTAGCGCGATTAGGTGCTAATCTAATTATGTAGGCGCGAGACACCTACATTTAACTAATGAAAGAAGGGTAATTGTGGACACGTTCACACTAACTATTAACATGGGTAATGATGCCATGTCAGATACTTGGGATGTAGCTAACGCGCTGCAGGAGGTAGCGCGTTCTATCGACACCGGCAGCACTAGCGGCACTATCCGCGACATTAATGGCAACCGCGTAGGCACCTGGAGCTTTAACTAATGGCCTACACAATGAAACGAATTGACGCGGCTAGCGTTACTAAAGACGGGCTAGAGATCTTTAACCGGCTACCGGATGAGATTAAGGCCGCCGATATTGATGGCCGCATTAGGACCATCATTAGTTTGATGGCGCGAAACGGTGCTAAGGCTTGGCGGGCTATGGAGGAGCAGCACAACACGCCGCCAATAGTTGAAACACTACGCCGCCTAGCGTGGAAGGTCAACGGCGATGAGCGTTATGAGTTGCACCGTCGCGCCGATTATCAGCAGGAGGTTTCTGCGCGTGGATGGGAGCGGGTCGAAGAAGGTTGTGAGCAGCGCCTAAACGATCTCGCGGTCATTCTTAGCACGATTACCGGCTACTCCTGGAGCATTACGGCTAGCGGCGGCGGCATGGGACATGTATTAGTTATCCCTGACGGCCTTAAAGGTAATGCCAATAGCACGAGCTACCACGAGCAGACACCGGCTATATGGATTAGCGGCAACTAATGGCTATCGACACCACAACGGATATTGAGACTAGCGTTAATGACACGCTAGAACGGCTAGGAATCAGGATCACTATCACGCCGATTAGCGCCGCGCCTGGTGATGCGCCAGATTGGACTAATGGCATGACACCTTACCTAGTCACCATAGGTAGGAATCGCCGCCGAATGACGATTCACTACTACACCGGCAGCGCGATTACTAACGATCCTACTGCTACCGATATCATTAGCGTAGTTAGTTCTGACTATTACATATACCGAGATTGCGAAACATTAGAATCGTTCGCTAATGAGTATCACGGATGGAGCGCTACTACCTATAAGACATGGAAGCTACTGGAGCGCCAAGGCCGTAACTGGCTACGCGTTCTAGGTGATGATGACGCGGTGAAAGAATTAGCGCGGCTAGTGGAAGATTACTAACATGAGACACGATAACCGACACCTAGCGATTATCTGCCTGGCACCAGTAGCGGCCTACACCGGCTATAAGGTCGCACAACTAATACCTAACACGCCGCTAGCGATCCTGGTGCTAATGCTAACGCCGATTCTATTAACGGCACTTGTAGCGAAACTGTATAAGTAGTAATGTAGTAATCGTGGCGCGGATAGGCCGCCTAGCTTGGATCGATACCAAGGCCATGAGCGATTAGGCATAGTGCCTAGTCCCGTTAGAGTGAGACACTAACGGCAATTTAGATAAGGGATAATATGACTGTATTAACTATGAGCGCTAACGCGTTCACCGACCTGGCTAGCGCTAACGCGTTCGCTAGCAGCGATAAGGCTGGGCACCTACTAACTGGTGTCCTGTTGGACTTTAAGACTGACGGCACCGTGACTAATGTTATGGCTATCGCTAACGATCGTTATAAGTTGGTGACGATCGAGCGCGAAGCTATTAGTGCTAGCGCTGATGCCGGTTCTATGCTGATTCCTGGCGATACCTTGGCTAAGGCCGCTAAAGACGCGGCTAAGACTGGTGACGAGGTAACTATAACGGTGGAGGATAACCTTACTTTCACTATTGGTAACGCTAACGAGGACTGGCGCTACGGTGGTCGACTTGTCGACGGTAAGTACCCTGACGTTCTTAGCCTTATCCCTAAGTCTGGCACGCTACACGAGGTCGATGGAGGTATTGCGTTTAACGCGTTCTTCCTGGCCGACTTCATTAAGGTAGCGCCATGGTGCGGCGTTAAGGGACGTAATAAGTCTGGCGATGACGCTACTATCCGCATTACGGCTATTAACGATAATCGGCGGCCTATCCGACTGGAGAGCTGGGATCGACGGACTACTATTGTCATCATGCCGGTAGCTAATCGATAATGGGCGCTGACTTCACTTACGCGATTATTAAGGTGCCTAGCGACGCTAATAACGTGCCGCTACCGTTCAATGATGATACGGCTACTAAGGTAATCGAACGATTCAATAAGGCCTGGAGCAATCACGCCGGTAACCTGGAAGATTACGGTATCTATCTGCGCCTAAACGAGACTAACGAGGACGCGCTAGCGCATTATCAGGAGGGAATTAGGCGCGTATTTAATGGCGGCTATAACCGCGAGATAGGCCACCTACACCTAGGCGGCATTAGTTATCTCATTACTGGTGGAATGAGCTGGGGCGACGATCCCACGGATAGTTTCAATATCCTATTCGTGCTGGAAGAATTGGACGTGACTACGGCACCGTTCTAGTAGTGGCGGCTAGTGGCCGATAGGCGGCGTAACTAGGTTCGATTCCTAGCACTAGCGCGATAGCGACCTACGCTATTGAAGTGAGACATAAGAGGGATATTATGGCAATTATGGATAAGACCATGTTGCGTAGTGATGGCGATACGCTGGAATTGCGCGACGGTAGGACTTTGCGGCTAAGGGTAACGCCTGACGAGTTCTATGACGTTGATGATGAATTGGACTACCTGGGCCGCGTGGAGTGGGTGCGTAGTAATGACTACGGATCGGTTCGACCCGACTGGGCTAACGGTAACGCCGAGGTAATCGACCGTGGCTACTATCAGCGCCTATGGTGGCAGCCGCCGAGCGACGTAGTGCGCGGCACTGATGAGTTTAAGAATCTGCGCCGCCTGGTCATGGATACTTTAACCTACGGCTATAGCGTATATACGCTGGAAGTCTGCGAAGGCCGCGATGCCTACGGTCAGCGTATCGTAGTCAATATGGAATCTTTAAGTGGCGTAGCGCCTATCTGGGACGCTACCGATGTAGATTCTATCATTTACGACTTGGCAACTAACTTGGGAGTAGAGCTATGAGCGAGACTAAGAATATCGTAGGCCGCGATACTGACGGCACGACTTGGATAACGGTTAGGTGCTATATCGATATTGACGTTATCGCGGATAACGCCGAGGACGCGATCTATTATGCCGAACTATGTCTGCAAAATTACACCGGCATTAAGACTACCGAGAGCTTCGAGTTCACGCCATTGGAGGTTGAATAATGGTAGTAATCATTTACCTAATCTCATTATTCGGAGCCTGGGTAATGGGTCGCATGGTGGCGCATCACGGAGCGCTAGCGGCTATTGGCGTAGCCTCACTTACGTTTCTATGTTCGCTATCGAGCATGATGATTCTCTATCGGGACGGCAAAAAATAATGCCTAAGTCACGCCTAGAACGGTGCGACGGTTGCGGCCAATATCGAGTAGTGGAGCTGGTCACGTTAGCGCGTGGCCAGTTCTACTACTGCACCAGTTGCCAGGAGGCCACCGAGCATGACGATCGGCCAGAGTGTCAGCCCGACTTTCTGCGCGTATATTACGGCCTAGACCTTTAGGCTCAACGATGTTATGGCTTAGGACGCTACGCACCTAGCCGATGTTATGGTTTTTCTTGGACACAAACGAGTTGTCTTGTTTTGTGTGCTAAGATAGTTCTGCTGGACCAGGGTGGGAGTCTCACCCGTAATGAGCGACTTAGTTCCCTTCTTCCTAAGTTCGATCCCCTGGTTCAGCCCCTACTTCTTCCGCTTTCTATAGCGAGCTACACGGACTTTAGAAGCCGCGTTGTATGCGTCAATACACGGCTGGCAGAACTCATGGTTCGGGTCTTTTATCTTGCGCCTACGATGCCAAGCGTGACCGCTCTCCGTGCCATGTTCGGGAGACTTACGACTGGGCGGCTCATAGCCCAGCGATACGGCGACAATGCGTAGTTCAGGATACGACAAACCGCCCCACACTCCCCAAGCTTCCTGATGTTCTAAGGCCCAGTGCAGGCAGTCAGTCTTTATGGGGCAGGTAGCGCATATCGCACTAGCCTGATGTGTGAGGCGGTCATCGAAGAAGAGGTCAGTCTGCCCGATACATCGAGCTTGTGACCAGTCTGTCATTGTTTACCAGTCTGACTCTGGGGTCTTAGGCTTAGCGTCCTTGCCAGCGAAACGAAGTTCGTTGCCTACGGCGTCGGCCACGAGGACAGTCTTGGAGACAGTCTTGCCTTCCTTGTTTTCGTAGCGGTCTTGGTTCAGGTAGCCGTGAACGATAACACGGTCACCCTTCTTCAGCGTATTCACGCCAGCAGCGAGGTCGCCCCAGGCAATGCAGTCGAAGTAGGAAACGTAGTCCTCATCGCCCTTCTTGCGGTTTACAGCGATGCTGAAGTTGGTTACTGATGTTCCCTTGTCCGTGAACTTCAGCTCTGGATCGGCGGTCAAGCGACCAATCAAGGTTGTACTCATTTCTACCTATACTCTCTATTCGTGTGCCAGATGACACGATAGGAATTATAGCAGATTAGTATCCAGCTTGCTTGAGCAAGTAAATCATTTCTTCGAGTGTGACCACTGCGTAACCCAGACGGGCGGGCTTGTTGCGTCGTTTAATGACTGCGATGCCCAGCTCGGCCTTAGCGTTCTCTCGCTCTTTGGCTGTTTCGTCCATAATGGTCGAGAGGGTAATGGTCTTTAGGTTCTTACACTCAATGATGATGGCGTGGGCGAAGCCGTTTAGATCGCCTTTGTCCACCGTGTTGCCTGCGCCGTAGCGACGTTCAACGTTGGGGTATCCCATATCGTTAAACACTTTGGCAACATCACGCTCCCATTGAGAGCCTCTAGCCTTTTCAGGCGTTGTCACTTGTTCCCTTGATGCTGTCGAGAGCCTCACGCAGTTGCTTCTGGGTCACGCCAGCCTTAACGAGTGCGGGAACAAACTTGTTCATAAGCGCATCGACTGCGGCCTCGGTTGCTAGAACTGCGGCCTCGGTGCTAATTGTAATGTTTTCGGTCATGGCGCTAATTTTAGCACACGCTTGAAGTCTTTGGGCATAGGCACAGATTCCTCACGCTCTTTGCGCTTCTTCTCAAAAAAGTCCTGTTCAGCGACTGGAATTCGGGGTACGGAAGTGACTGCTGGGTGGCCTTGTTTTGCGCCATCTTTAGTGCGCCGTAATGTCATCGTGTCGTAGTGCTTACGGAACTTCACGGGCGAGCGGATCACAGTCCCCCAGAACTCGTGTGCCAAGCACCAGTCAATCATTGCATAGGCATCTTGCTCGGACACCTTATCTATGCGAAGCAACTTCTCCATGTGGCCTACGCTGGTGACGTTCACACGGAACGGCTTGAACGAGTTGGCCACCAGACCGGAGTTAAGGTGGGCGCACAGTCGCTCAGCAGCCGCCCAGGTTGGCGTGTCACGGCTTTTTTCGATAGAGGTGGACTCTAGGTATGCCACCATTTCCTCGACCTCAGAAAGCGTTAGAACGCCTTGCTGTATGAACTCGCACAAAGCCTGCTTGTAAATGTCAGTCACAATACTCCAATGCTTTTGCTGCGTCACACGGCCACAGGTTGATGAGCGTGCCGTTGGGACCTTTACAACCGGCGTAGTAGTTCACCTCGCCAGATCTGCCAATGTTCTGAAACACGGGCTGGTGCTTCTCGACGAAAGCGTCGAAGTCGTCAAAGTCGCTCATAGTTTCTCTCCACACTTGGGACATTGGGAGTCTAACTCATAGGCTTTATTCGATAAGTTAGACAATGCAACGATTAGGGAACGGTATTCTTGCACTGAAAGCCACGCTGACTCATTACGAACCGTAATAAAAATACCCCACGGTTTATCGTCATCTGATACTTCAATATCCCTTACCTGAAATATAGTGTTCATAGTTTCTCTCCGCAGGTCGGGCAAGCTGGGCGTGTTCCCTCGCTCATCGCTGGTGGGGCTTGAGTTAGAACGGCCAGGTCGGGCCTGGTGCTCCGATCCGTAGCCCACAGTCGGGGCAGAAGATTGAGGTGTGGGGCTTGGACACGGGGTTGCCGCCGAAGTCGAGCACCTCGTAGGCGTGAGGGCAGGTTGCCTGGCGGTGCTCCGTAATCGACTGGTGTGCGTCCTTGAGAGAGGCGTGGAAGCCCTCGGTGAGGCAGAACGGGCAGGTCAGAACGCTGTGCCAGCCGTGCACGCAGTCTGTTGCGTTGCGGATGCTCATTCTGCCACCAGCCAGAGTTCGAGCCGACCCTTGTAGGGGTTCGTGCCGAGGATAGTTCCGGCGTCGGAGCCTCCCAGACCCTTGCTTCGGGCTTCGAGCCATTCATCGTGACTGAGTATGTCAGTCCTGGTCACTACTTTCATTGTTTCCTCCTCAGGATTAGATACTGCATTGGTACTGCGAACTGTAATCATAGCCTGTGACATCAGGTTGCCGCCTTGATACTGGACAGCAGAGAGCGCAGGCCGTCCAGCCAGACGTAGAACGTAATCAGCGCCACGATAGGCACCAGAAAGAGCCATAGTTCCCATGCGTACTTCATCTCTTACCGTTAATCAGGTTTGATATTGCGCCAATAAGAACGAGCGTAAACATAATTGCTAACAGCATTAAACACCAATCCCGTCTTTCTTACAGTCGTGTAGGTCGGTCAGGTCGAGTAGGTGTTCCTGCGTGTCGGCACCGAAATGCTCACCACACTGGGCGCACAGGCTGGCGAACTTGAAGTTCTTGTTCCGGTACTCATCAAGTGCGATAGTCAGGTAGGTAATCATGTCCAGCAGGCTGTCCTCTACACCCTCGTTGGCGAGAGTGCCACCGGCAGCGGCCAGCTGGAGTCGCTTCATCTTGTCGTTGGCACGCATAACCGCACCGATCCACGATGAGATACCGAAGTCCTCGGAGCCACGAATATTGAAGTAGGGGTCGCCTGGTCGCCCGTAGTCCCGTGACTTCTTATCGTGCATCGCCTGCACTTCTTTAAGGATAAGTTCAAAGCTCATTGTTTTCCTGTTCTTTCCCCCATTGCTGGGCCATTGCGTTTGCTATTCCTTGATACGTTTCCGAACGTATCTTCCATCTGTCTTTGCTAGGTGGCAAATAGTGTATGCGCTCTCTTTGGTTCTTTGGTAACGCCATCATTTCATTTCGCACGTTATTTGTTTGCTTTAAAAGTGGCAGGCCAACTAGCCAAAGACACGTTGCTTTTTGTTCCATATGGCCAAACATCCATGGTTGCACTACTTGGTCTTGGCGTCGGCCAATAATTTCTACGGCGTACTTATGCATGATGGGGTTTTCTACGGCTTTAAGTGGTATGGGTGCATCAAGTAATGCCTTAAAAAACTCTGCGCCATCTTTCATCAAACTCCACCGGCTCTCGTCGCGGTGAAGCCATACGACCCCAGCATTTGTTAAATACGTACATGGTGGGTGAGCAATCATCATATCCCAGCCATCATTAAGGATTTCCATAACGTCGCCTTGAATATGAAATGGCGAATTGTCGTCGGCGGGAAGAAGGTCGCAGCTCCAGGCATCGTGACCTAATTCCCTAAACGCTTGGCGCACTTTGCCGGAATATTCACACGCGACCAAAACCTTCATCGGTTAATCCCAAATACAAATGCAATCGCAGTCATGGTCGCAATAAAGGCTACGTTAATCACTCCATCTCACAATCTTCTAGTTCCCTGAACGTCACAACCTTAGTCTTGTCGCTAGGGCAACGATGTGCAACCTCAATGGCGATTGCTTCCACCACGAGCAGGCACTTTGGGCATCGAAACGTCTTAAACTTTTTGGACATACTTCTCAGGCACCTTTCCCCTGTAGGGCAACTGCTGGTTCTCCGGCTTGAACTGCGAGCCACACCCCTTGCAGAATACAAAGGGTGTGGCGCACAGCGTCAATAGCCACTCGTGGCGGTGGCTCACTTCAACTCAAGCAGAACGCCAGCAATCTCGGCGTCGCTCAACTCGGACAGCTTGTTGATGGACTTGCCGAGGATCTTCTCCACTGCTTCCTTGCCCTTGATAGGCTCGCCGTACTTGGCGGTCAACTTGTCACGCAACTGACGAGTGAGGTCGTCGACTTCCTTTGCTGGCGTCGGTGCTGGCTTGGGCTGGGTCTGAACCTTTGGTCGGCTGGCTGCGTTGCCATCGTCATCGTCATCGGCCACCAGGCCGAGGATAGCCATGTACGCATACCGGCGAGCGTAGGTCACAGCACTGCCCTGACCCTGGGGGTCTTGCTTGGGCAGGTGCAACAGCATCTCCGACTCAATCCACTGACCCGACTTGTGAATCAGGGAAGTGGTGAGCGTGTCGTGCAGAACATCAGCGCCATCGCTAAAGCCCCGCTGGAACGAGATGCCTTGAGTGACAGCAAGACCGTGCTTCGCCAGAACGGGGCTAGCCGAGGCCACCACGTCAGGCAAGGCTGCGTACTTGCTCTTGAAGAAGGGGTTGTTGCTTCCCTTTGGGACTGCCGAAAACTCGGCCTGTGCTGCGACGAGGGCTGCTGCCAACTCGTTGATTTCTTGGCTTCTAGCCATTATTGGTTTTCCTTTCTGGTTGTTAATGCAGAATCAATAATCCGTACCTGACCTGGGCCGTCCTCAACGCAGAGGGTACGGAACGCGCAGTAGTCGCACTGCCAGAACTTGCCGGAGTTGGGGTTGAGAACAATGGGGTCGCCGTTATCGTCCATAGCGTAGCGGTCAGCGATGTAGCCCAAGTCCAAGTTGAGACTGATGCCCTGCATCCGCTCAAGTTCGTTGCGAGCGATATTTTCCCACTCGCTACGAGGTACGTAGAACTCGGCCAAGAAGCGGTTGGTGCCGTCGACGCCCATGTTCGCTGCCTTGTTCTTTGACAGCGCCTCGAACGTCATGGAACCCATCACCAGCCACTCGATATGGACTGCGCCGTTGAAAGCGGCCTCAATACCCAGAGCGTTAATACCGGCCTGAGCGATTGCCTTGAGAGCTGGGCCCTCGCCCTCGTTCTTCTGGCCACGCATACGGTTCCAGCCAACCTGCTTGTCGAATGAGTAGGTGCCCATGGTCTTGAGTTCGTAAAGAACGTGCGTAGCGTTACCGCTATTGAAGTCCACGCTCCACAGTGGCTCTAGGCCAGAGAACTCAGACACGGGGATGAGTGCGTCACACGATCCGGAAACGTCACCCAACTGCGAGGCAACCTCAAACTCTGCCGAGGGGAACTTACGGCTGATGCTGTCCTGAAGTGCTTCGTGGATAATGGTGCCGAGGCCGGTAGCCCAGGCGCCGGATTCGTCCATCGGTTCGGTTGGTGCTACACCCAGTCCGGCGTATCCTTGCTGTCGGCCACAGCCGTAGGCAGATGAGTAACGCAATGGTGTGCCCTTAGCCGTTGGCTTTGGGATTGCTGATTTGACGTGCAACTCTTCAACGAGCGCACTTGTGATTAATGGATTATCTGCGTAAAACATATTTCCCCTTTCAAGAGATACTTCACGGTACAGCATGGTTGTAACATTGTCAATCAACAAATCGAAACCCGCGAACAACAGTGTCGCGCAGGTATGAAATCTTTTCCTGTAGCGCAGGGTTGTTCACCATCTCTTCGGCAAACACCAGCGCAACCATCAACGTCGCATATTCATCGGCGTCGAAGTCGAATTGGAATTTCATAGCTCATCTCCTTCCTCTTGCTCGGCGGCTTTGCGCTTACGCACCCACAC